TGACCAGAGTAACTGACGATCTGGCCCTTGGTGTACTTGACCCCCGCACCAGACCAAGCCGGCCACGCAAACGCCAGACCGGGTGCGGCTTTATCCGGAATCGTGGACGCGATCGCCTGGATGCTCGGCTTGGCGCCATCCAGTGTCTTGTTAACAGCTGCCGTTTGCGCCTGGGCATCACTCGCCGCCTGCTGAGCTTGGGCCGCTGCCTCCTGGGCCTTGGCTGCCAACTCATTAGCGACCGCCGCCTCAGCGGATACCCATGTCTGAGATGCCCCGTCATAGTCCACCGGCTTGCCCGCCAGGTTATCCGGCACCAGCGTCTCGGTGAGCGGATAAGACAAGCGCCCCGGTGCGATCTCCCATGACTTTGGCAAGTCCGGAATATCGTGATAAGTGTGTCCGGTGCTGTTGATGAGCACCGCTTTGATTGTGTCTGCCATTTTGTTACCTCCTTGTTATTATTCACCCCTCGACAATCTTAAGAAGGGTGTACGTACTTTCTCGCTCGGTATTAACCACATTGGTCCATACGTTTGAGCTGAGACTGCCTGCAAGCCAGCCAAGCCCGACTGGATCCGCAGACTCAAAAGAGATATACAAGCTTCCATTGTTATTAACCAGTAAATCTGCCTGGGATATGTGTACTCCGCCATCCGGCGTCAATGCTGACACGGGATCAGCATTAATGGGCCTTGGTGTGCCATATAACACAATGCCGTTTGGCAATTCGCCAAACGGTTTTGACAGCTTAATGTCAATCATGCTATTGAGTTGCTTAGAACCAGTCCAAAGTACCTCTGGCGCGGCCCGCCAAATTAGGTTGCCCTGATTGTCGTACAATTTCGCCAGTCTTTGGCCGTCGGGTATCATAATTTTAGCTAAGCTTTTTAATTCAGTCATTTAATTACCACCCCCAATATCAAATACTGGGACCGCTGTGAGGCAGTCAGTGCGTCGTACTGGGCTTGCGTGCCCGTCCACACCGTCGAGTTGCGTGACGCCGTGACCTGGTTGGTGGTCTCCTGCTTGGCCGCCGAGATAGCATCCGCCTTGGCCTGAGATACCTTAACCGCTGCTTGCGTGGCCGTGTCGTACGGCGATAAATCAGGATTGGGAACGGTGAGCGCCAAGTTGCCAGCACTGTCTGCTGTAACTTTGGTACCACCGTTGATCGTGGCGGACTTGACCATACCAGCAACGCTTGGCAGTGCGATGGTCACATTCCCCTTGCTGTCCGGCGCCGTGCCGTTGACGCTCTGGACCTTCCCGCCTTTGGCGATTTCCGCCATGACATTTGATCCGGCCGGCACGGTGCCGAGCTTGCCGTTGATCGTAGCGACGCCATCATTAGCCGTCTTGGCGTCTGCCTTGGCACCGTCTGCGGCGGTCTGGGCAGTAGCTGCGGCGGTATGGGCAGCATCGGCGGTCTGCTGCGCTTTGAGGATGGCAGCGTTGATTGCGTCCGGGTCAATGGTCTGAATCTTGGCCGTGATGGCGTCCAGAGTAGTCTGTGCGGTTTTAATCCGCTCATCCAAGCCATCCTGATCGCCCTGGGCTTTGGTGAGCGCCGCCTGCAAGTCTGCCAGACTGGCCGTCCATTGCTGCTTGAGTGCGTCGAAATCGGCTTTCAACCCGGCCAAGAATGCACCATTGAACTGTGTGGCAAGCGCGTCCCGCTGGTCCTTGGCGTCTGCTGCCACCTTGGCGAGAGCAGTGTCCGCGCTTGCCTTGATGTCTGCCCGCTGCCCACTCGCCGCCGTGTCATAACCAGCCGACCGAGACGCCCAATCATCATTGATAGTTACTAGCTTGGCATTAATGTTAGCCACGCCGGTACTGTAATCCACATTGAGTTTATCCAGCGCTGCTTGCTTGTCAGATAATGTCTTGGTGAGATTTGCGAGCGTTGTAGTCGTCCAGTTCGTTACCTGTTGAGACATCTCGGCAATCTTCGCGTCAATGGCACCCTGTGCAGCGTTCGCAATGTCGCCGGCCTTGTTCGCCCATGACTCCAAGTTCTTGATCACGGTATTGGCTTGGTTCATGATATCGTTAATTGCGGTGACGTAACTGTTCGATTCAGCTTCCTTCCCGTATTCTGGCAAGATGTAAAACGTGATTGAAGACGTGGAGTAATCAATGCCATCGGAACGAATGTAGATGTGCGCCAACAGTCCCGGCGTCGGGGACTGGGCTACTTCGTCAGGCAGAGCCATGTCCCAGCCGTCTGTCGTCTGTTTGAATCCTTCGCCAAACATGTCAATCATCTGGCCGTCAGTTTTGAGCATTTTGAAGCCCAGCGTATCCGCAGATGGATTGTACTGCTGGAAGTTGGCGTCAAGGGCGAAGGCCAAATGATAGCCTTTATCCCCTTGACGCATCCGAATCTCTGGGAGCTTAAACGACTGGTTTTTGGCTAGGTCCAGCTTCCCCGCGTTCAGTGCTATGGTCTGGTTTTCCGCCATCTGGTTTCACCTCCTTGAGTAAGCTATCCGGGAACACTTCCGGCATCTTTTCGTATATTGTCTGCAATACCTTCTCCAGCTTGCCAACTTGCATGTGCAGCACCGTGTTCTGATTTCGCAGACCACCATTCTCGGCAGTCAGTTGCTGGACAAGCCCGTTCACCTCGACGTTTTCGAGTTTTGAAAAGTCAATTTCTTTAGTCATAATGCCCTCCTAGTTGAGCTTGGTGCCGCCCCAATACAAGTTCCCGCCAGACTCATAGAGCTGGCCGCCATTGAGCACGATACGTCCAGCAACGATTGCTGTGCTCCCGCCGCCCATGGTGACTGAAACACCTTCGCTACCTGACAGCACCACGTTGTACCGGCCGCCCTGGGTGTTGATCGTAACATTGCCGGAGATGGTGCCACCGCTGATTGAACCACCGATGATTTCCAGCCCTTTAATGCTATTGCCGACGATATTAGTAGCATAAAAATTGCCGTACATGTCGCCGACCAGGTTGTTGCCCCAGTAGAAGCCAGAGCTGTTGATCGTTCCTTGGGACCAGCGAATTGAGCTGATCTGGCCGACCCCCGATAGGGGCTGACCGTCCATGCCATACAGAGTAATCGGCCCATTGGAGTTCTTATTGACCACATCATAAATCGCCTGCCGAGCGTCCTGAATCTGCTGACTAAGCTGGCGGTTGTACTCTGCCGCCTGTTCGGCTTGGCTTTGCAACTTTTTGTTGGTGTCCTTGATCTTCTCATCGGCGTCCGTGTCGGCGGTCTTGCGGTCCTCTGTTTCCTGACCAAGGTTTTCATTCGTCTGGTCAAGATTGTCGTTGGTTTCCTTCACCTGGTCTTCAACCTTGTTGACCTGCTCGGTCGTTACGTCGGTGTACTTCGGAATGTAGTTGCCAATTTCAATCTGGCTGTAATACCCCTTGTGGTCTCCGATGGGCGGCACCCATTTGTAACTAATCATGCGGGCCGAGAAATCAATTCCGTCGGCGTCGTGGTCAACGTGCACGGTGTCCCACGGCTTCATGATTTGCAGATTAGGGAAGTCTTGATATTCTTTCGTATTCTGGAGGGCAATCAAGTCCACCTTGAAGTTACTGCTGGGCTTATCCAGCCCGTTATCAAATTCCTCCTGTGCCTTGTCCCGCAGCATCTGACTAGCAGTGGCTTCGTCCACCGCACTGTCATCAGTGGTCTTAGAATCAGGATCACGCACCTTAATGTCGCTATAGGTGATTTCCTTGACGATTTCTCCGTAGGCCGCGACGTTAGGTGACTTGACGTACTTCTCCGGCAGTTCAAACCCATTGGCACCCATTGGCTTAATCACCGTTGCGATGGTCGTGTAATCGAAGTCGGCCGAGTAGCCCAGGATGTCCTTCTTATAGCGCAAAGTGATGCCGCTATCTGTTCCTCGTCGCGCCAGCATGGTAATTGAATTCCAGTTGCGGTAGATCTCACCATGCCAGCGGCTGATGAACGTGTTGCCTTTACTGCTGTCGATAATGGCCTGTGTTGGCGACATTGACACAACGCGAGCATTGGCGATGGTTTGGATATCCGAGTCAAGCACGAACTGGTGCGGATTGAGTGTCATGGACTGAATCTGCTTCATCGCATCGTGGCCGTTCTTCTGCACAATGTTCGTGTCATCAATCCAATTGCTGTTCAGGTCAAACGTTCCATGCAGTGCCGTCACTGTAATCACGCCGTTTGACTTGGAGAACTGCCAAATGCGAAACCACTGGAGATTTCCCTGGGGGTCCTCTGCGGTCACGATCATCTGGGGCTTAATATCCTGCCCATGCGGGCCGAATAACGGGTACTTGAATGACAACTGATACTTGCCATTGATCTCTTCGGCTATTTCCACGTCACTGATGTCGTGGTCCAAAGCGCCAAGCCCGTTGCTGGCGAACTTAGTTTCCGTTGACGGATAAAGAAATATCATTCTGAACGCCACCTCCCTTCTAGAATCGTCACAGCCTGAATTCCGCCGTCCCATGAGATACGGTTGATGTCCTGATCAAGGATCGGATAAGGACCGCTGATCCAATCCTCGTGATTTGCGATCATTAACTTGGAATCAATGACCAGATCACCGGATAAATTGACCACTTTGAGCACCTGATCGTTCACTTCCAGGCTGCCGGCATCAGTCCCGGTGATCTTCCAGAGCGGTTTGGCCGGCATGACACCGTAATTGCTTTGGTTGGCACCATTGACCAGCCGAATAATCGGATCGTTCTTCAAATACTTGAACGATTCCAACATGAACTCGGCCTTAATTGACTGTGTGACACCCCACTCATTGGACGATTGGGTAATGTCCACCGTCTTGACGTTGAATTGGAACGGCCAAAGGTCCAAACTGACCGTCTTTGCTGCCTTAATCCAGTTCATGGCCATCACTGACTTGATGTAAATGTTGTCGAAGTCGGCCATTGATAGGCTGACCGTCCATTTAATGTCCTGGTAGCCATTATCTTGGTACAGGCTGCTGTCCGCGCCGGGAGCACGGGTAGTAGTCCAGCTATGTTCAGCCTGCGGAATGTCTGGATAATCGTCCAGAATCAAGTTGTGCTCACTCGCCAGCTGCCCATTCACGACTAAATCCATGCTCTCATCACCTTCCTAACGCTAAATTCTGATCACCGCTAAGGCGGCCAAGTCCTTCGTTGATATATGGTCCAAATAGACGAGCAAAAGTCTTCCCGTCCACTTGCAGATACACCGGCCCGGATGCCGGCATATTGGCAGCGATACCCTTGCCAATCTTTCCAAGCGTTTCATCGTTCATTGGAATGGCTGCCTCTGGTCCAGCGTCACCGAACCCTTGGAAGCGGCCATCTGCCACACCGGCCACCGTTGGTTTATTGAACAAGGCGCCTTGCGCGTTCCATGTCAACCCTAGGTGGGGAATCTTACCTTTGAGCAAGTCGCCAATTTGCCAGCCGCTTGGCTCAATGCTGAAATGTGGCATGGGAATATGCGGCCACGTGATGTGGAAGTTAAAGAATCCTTTGATGGCGTCAATGGCTCGGCTCACCAAGTCCTTGGCGGCATTAATCGGCGTCGAGATGGCAGATTTAATCGTGTTCCACACTCTCGAAGTTGTACTGCTGATGGCGTTCCACGCGCCTTCAACCGCTGACTTCACACCATTGACAACACTGGTGACAGTTGACTTGATGCCGTTCCAAACACTTGTCACTACTGACTTGATGGCGTTGAATACTGACGTCGTGACTGATTTCAGACCATTCCAGACATCAGTCACGACGGACTTGATGGCATTAATCACGGTTGTAATGGCTGTTTTAATAGCATTCCACACAGTCGTGACCACGGATTTGATTGCGTTGAATACTGTGGTGGTCACACTCTTGATGGTGTTCCAGCCCGCCGTGATTCCTGCTCTGATAGCGTCAACCACCGGCATAATGAAACCCTTGATGGCATTCCACACGGTGGTGATCACCGCCTTGATGGCATTCATGACCGTGGTGATCACCGTCTGCCAGATTTTTATCGAAGTCCCAATAATCAAAGCGATGGCGGTCACAGCAACTGTGAACACTAACTTGATGGCATTCCAAACAGTCTGGAAGAATGACTGCACGCCTTGCCATAATGGCTTGATGAAGTTCACGATCCCCGTCCAGGTCTGGTTCCACCAGGACGATATGCCATTGACGGCGGTTTTGAACACAGACGTGATACCGTTCCATATACCGGTGAAGAATGAGCTAACACCTTGCCACAATCCTTGAAGCCATTGGACGAATGAACTCCACATCTGACGGCCAACAGTCGTTTGTGTGAAGAACCACATCAGCCCAGCGGCCAGTGCAGCCACCGCCACAATAATGGCACCAATTGGATTGGCAGCCATGACAGCATTGAGCGCCTGAAAGGCAGTCCCAACAGATTTGATGACGGGGATAATCGTCTTGACTGACGTAATCACCTTGGCCACGATCATCAGCACTGGTCCAATGGCCGCCGCGATTGCCGCAATGGTCACTGCCATCTCCTTCTGTTGCGGAGTCAACTGCTGAAACCACTCCACGACGCCACGGAGCTTGCTCACGATACTTTCCAGCATGGGGGCAAGCATTCCTTGGATCGTGCTCGAAATGTCAGCCAGGGCAATCTTAGCGTTGTTTGAAGCGGTCTTCATTTTGTCGATTGGGTCCTCGGTCGCTTCAAAGGTATTCTTCACGGAACCACCGGCATCTTTGGCTTGTTTGCTCAGGTCGCTCAGATTCAGTGTGCCCTTCTTAATTGCATCCACCATGACGGACGCACCCTTGGTGCCGAATATTTCACTGGCGGCAGTCAATGCTTCGGTGGACGTCTTAGCGTTCTTGATCTTGCTCTCAGTCTCGGCCAGTCCTTGGGTAAGGGTCTTGCCGTCCTTGGCGTATGTTACTGACGCTTTGGACAACAGTGACACGGCTTTCGTGCCATCGACACCGGACTTAGAAAATTGACCAAGCAATTGAGCAGACTCGCCAAAGCCTAGGCCCAACTGCTTCATTTGCGGTGCGGCCTTGACCACTGTATCGGTCAGCGTCCCAACATCCAGCCCGGCCTTCTGCGCTACGTTGGTTGTCGTGTCCAGGACCATGTTGAAATCCTTGTTGCTCAGGTTATACGCGCCCATGGCCTGTTGAGCGGAATGGATCGCACTGGATACGTCGGTCTTGTTCACCTCGGCAAACTTCAACACTTGTGTCGTGCTGGATTCCAGTGTCTTCCCTGTCATCCCCATCTGCCCGCGCAAAGCACCCATGGCGTCACCAACAGACTGCAACTCAAACGGGCCAGTGCCGGCGACGTGATTGAAGTTCTGCTGCAAGGCGTCGGCTTCTTTGCCGGTCGCACCAGACTTGGCGATCACCGTATCCATCGCCCCATCGACCTCATCAAATGCTTTGGTGGATGCAGCACCCACTGCCAGAATAGGGGCGGTGACGCCGACTGACATCACCTTGCCGACTTTGCCGACCTTCTCACCGACGTTGCTGATTTTATCTAACTTTTCAGCTGTAGAAACGGAGACGTTGCCCTGTTCCTTTAATCCCTTGTTGGTATTGTCCAGTTGGGTCTGCAACTTGGCTTCGGCGGTCTCGGAGTCCTTCACCTTGCCATATTGCTTGTTGAGTGCCTCGGTACTGGTGTTGGTATCCTTGGCCATGCGCTCATACTCTTCACGCAGCAGAGCAGTCCGTTTCTGGGCGCCCTCCAATTGAATCTGGAGTTTCTGTTTCATCGCGCCCAACTTCTGCGTCTGCGTTGCGTCTTCGCCCATCGCCGCCACTTGTGCCTTGTATTCCTTGGCAGCGGTATTCATGACCGTGTTGATTTCCTTAGCCGTTGAAGCGTACTCGACCTGGCCGTTCATCTTGAAATTTGTGATGACGTTTGTTTCCTTGTCGGCCATTTATCTCACCTCCTTACCTGTAGAGTGGTACCTGATCTGGCGTGTACGTAATCCCAGCGGTCTTATCAATGGCATCAGGGTTGTTGGCTTGCAACCACACAACGTAGCTTTGAAGCCATAACGCTGGTGTCACCCGGTGATAGAAAAAATCGAAGTCCCAATGCAGTAGCTGCTGCGCCACATACAAATAAAAAGCCCAGGGGACTTCTTCGTCTGCCTGGGCTTTCGCGTGGCCCATTATTTTGGGTCAGATTTGATTTTTTCCGCGTCGGAATTCTGGAAGTTCTCAGACAGAAAGACCTCCGTCACGGCGTCATAAATTCCCGGAATGTCATTGATGCCAATGGCTTGGGACAATTCCTGGGGTGTCGTTTCAGTTCCACCAGAGCGCACCATGCCATAGACCAAAGCATTGATCAGCTTCATCGCATTGTGATTCAGCTGCACCGTCTTCTGTTTCATGAGCTTATTGAAGTCATGCTCAAAAATGGTGTAGCTGGTGCCATACGCTTCTGCCACATAGTCCAGTGAATCAAACCCGAAATGGATCGGGATCTTCACACCCTGGATGGTGATCGTCGGCATTTGGTCTTTAATCTTGATCAAGTCGGAAAGCTTGGCCATTATTTGCCACCGCCTTCAACGGGTGTAGTAGGCGGCGTTTCAGGAGCCAAGCCAGCAATCAGCTTCTGCAGGTCGGATTCATCTGCAATGACCGCACTCATGAACTGTTCCGCCGTCAGTGCCTTATCCATCGCCCGAGCGGTGTTCAAGTCAGTCCAAAGAAGATTGTTGTTCTGCAACGTAGACGCCTGAATCGTCACTGAAACATCATTGATTTCCAGGTCTTCCTTAGCCGTCTCATAGTCAGTTTCAACGGCTGCATCCAACGAGGCGCGCGGGTACCAGTAAGCCGTGTCCACACCATCTGAGTTAGGGGCAATGTAGCCCACCGCAAACTCTGGCGCAGCAATCGGGTCACCGGTGCCAAAGCCCACGCCGTTGACAACTTTGTTCCCCCGCATCTGGTCCAGCAAAGCCACCGGCAGGCCGACGTAATCCAGACTCAGCTCATGCTGCGTCTGCCGGTTCACCCGGATAAACAGTTTATTAGACGCCCACTTCTCGACGGTCTTCCCGTTGCCCTTGACCTTCAACTTTGAGATAACCGGCTGCCGCCAAATCTTGGTGTCGTACACCGGTGGAATCGAAGACGATCCCTTTGTCTTAATCATGCAGATGAACAAGTCCGAAATACCAATAGGGTATTGGACGTCTTCACCCTTCACAATTTCCTGTGCCATTGTCATCGCTCCTCCTAGTCATTCAATCCTTTAGTCATTTCTTTAGTGATCGTTTCAAGATTCTGTTCCAACGTGCCACGGGCGAAGTTCTGGGCAGGCTGCGGGTGAGCACCGCCAGTGCCATGTTCCACGAACCGCCACCAGAACGCGTCGCCCGCCGTCACCTGCACATCTTCACCTTCCGTCTCCACTTGAATCTGGTCGCGGAGATGGCCGTACTTGCTGTGGGTGGTGGGATCATATGGCGCGTTCTGTTTCAACTCGGCTTCAAGTATCTTTGCCCCGCGCATCAATCCTTCATGGCCCACCTTGCCCACGTCAGCGTACTTGCCCATGAGCTTGGCGACTTCCTCAAAGCCGTTTTCGCTTTCAGCCATTTAATCACCCCAGTACGGTGATGTAGGTGTAGAAATTCGTGATCACATCATCGTTTTCGTTGGCCGCCTGTGACGCCCACGGCTCATAGAGCACGCCATGGTCATCCAGGACGTTGGTGAGTGCCACCAGGTCCTCCGCATCGTGTGCTGTAAACAGACTCAACTGATACAGGTGATGATGTTCTAACACGGCGTTGCTACGTCGCACGGCCTTATCGCTCACAAACGAATACACCAGATAAGGGTATGGAGTATTTGGCCGGGCGACGTCCTGAAACACCTGGTAGCCGCTGCTTTTCAGCAGCTTCACCAATGATTTGATTCCGTCATTGTACAAGGCTCAAACTCAACTCCATTTCTCTACGGGCTTCGTTTACGTAAATCCGTTCGATGTTGTAATCAACGTCAGCTATTTGGACACCGAAATCCTTCTCAGTGATCCGGTCATCTTGGCGGATACCAATCCGCTTGGATACGTCAGTCTTCGCCTGTTGGCTCAGATACTTCTCGTTGGCATAGACGCCAAGTCCCGTGTAGTACAGCGTGCGCACGTCAACCCGTTTGAGTACGGGCCGATCATGCTCATCCACATCAGGAACAATGCGGCGCAACACCGCCATGTGTTTAAGTTGATTGGTCAGCCGGGCCATCCAGATCAACTCCCTCGTTGTATACTTCGGCCACGAAGAACGGCGTCAGACTGTCCAGCCCTGCCTCCAGGTCAGCGTCACCAACCCGGAAATCATTGAGCAGAGCGGCCACCATCAAGACCAGCTGGTTCTTCTGGCCCCCAGTCGCACCTTGGACGTACTGCCGGGCGAATTCCAGATACTTGGAGTACATGCGGTCATCCATGCCGTCCTCGTGCTGAATGTGGCTCTTGAAATCCTCCAGCAACGGATCAGCCTTCTCGTCAGCCATTCAGCTCACCTCAGCTCGCCGGTACTAACGCCAGCAAATCCGCCTTAGCCGTCTTGCCGGTGAAATCAATCTTGTGGGCCGACAACCACGCCTTGATCTGGTCAACGGTCTGGGCGTCAGTCGGTTTCGTTGCGCCCGCAGGGTCAAATCCCCCGTCACCACCGGGGGTTACGCTTTTGGGTCAGCCACACCGGGTTCGTACTTGTAAACGGCCGGTTCATACGGGCTGTAAATCAATTGCCCATCAACGATGTTGTAAATTTTCATGCCGACACGGTTGGTGAGTGCATACAACTCATACAGTGGCTGAACGGCCATGCTGCCCTGGACGTCCTGGATGTAGAACGCCTTGAAGTTCCCGAAGTAGAACACCGGGGAATCAGCAGTGGCGCCGGTCGCATTGTCGGTCAGATCAACGCGGTAGCCCAGCAAGGTGTAGCCGATCCCATCGACTGCTTCATGTAGCAACGGCCGGCCAGTGGTATCCGTCATGGATTCCAAAATGGTCAGTGCCGGACGGTTCACGATCCAAATCGAACCGGGCAGCAACGAGGTCACAATCTTGTTCTTCAAGTGGACCAACTGCGTATAGAGATTCTGGGCGAACCCGTCAACGGTCACGTCAACCTTCTTGGATTCGTAGAACGGAACGGCCTTCGTCGCCAGCGCGCCAGGGTTTGTATCTTCCGGCTTGTCTGCGGTGCCATTGAACATGTAAATCGATTCCTTGCGGCTGTATGCCTTGGTCAATTCATCGGTCACGACCTTCGGCACATTCACGCTGCTCATGGCCACAAGTTTCTGGCTGAACGTCGCGATCGCATCGAATTCGGACGGAGCCAACAGAACCTCGTCGAACGCGATGTCTGTCTCGGGAATTGGATCGTTGTCTGCCCGTTCCTTCTTGTGCTGGTTAGCTTCCATCTTCTTGACCAGTACCGGGTAGCCTTGGGTGTTGGAAGTCTGCACGACGGTCCCATACTTCCGCAGCAAGTTCTGTTCCTCGGTGTAGGTGATGATGTCCTTAGACACGACCTTAGGAATAGTGATGGAACCTTTGCCGCTATCGACGCCCAGGGAGCGCAGCTGCTTGCCGTCGGCCCGGCCAAGTACAGCGTTGGCGAATGCAGACCGAATTTGTTCATCACTGTCTGCTTCGTCGTGCGTTACCTGGATTGCCTTGGAGCGAGCGATGCTTTGGAGTACCTTCTGACGCTGGTCAGGGTCCACCGGGTTAACGCCTCGCTTGTTGTCATTCTTCGGCTCATTGCCTGATTCGTTAGTACCGTTATCGTCGTCAGACGTATCGTCAGTGTTATCCTCCCCGCCACGGGTAGAATCGTCAGTGCCACTGTCGTCACTGTCGTCAGGAGCACCACCGCCGTCCAGGTCAGCCAGTTGGGAAGAAATATCTTGCAGGTTCGCTACTTCCTGGTCCACCTGATCTTGGATGGTCTTCAAGTCATCGGCAGAAATGGAGTCATCCGTGGCACGCTTCTTCAAGCCGTCCAGGCGGGCACGGGTTTGTTTTTGGAGCCGTAACAGTAATTGCTTATTCATAATCTTTCACCTCATTGATTTTCTTTAGAATTGATTTGCGAAGTTCAACTGTTTGGAGCTGCTGCGCGCTGTCAATGCTGCGTGACAGTTCCGCCTCCGTTCCCTCATAAGCCGGGAAGGTGACGATTGATATTTCAAGCAGATCGACTTCTTGCACCGTGTCGATTGGATTGTCCGGGTCGGAATAGTCCCATGCTTCACGCGTTGGATAAAATCCGAACGAGCACTGATTGATGTCGCCGCGTTGCAGGCTGATCGCCAGGTCACGGCCAGTCGTGGTGTCTGGCAACTCCAAAACAAAAGCGAGGCCATGTTCGTCCTCGCTTAGCTGTAGTGTTCCTGACTTCGTTCGGCCCAAGACGCGGCCGGTGTCGTGATTGAACAGTGCCCGGATATCGTTGTTGGTCGCCAGTGTCCGGTCAAATGCACCCGGGGCGATAACTTCCGTGTAGATGTCCGCAATGCTGGTGGGCTGGTCGAACACTGACGCATAACCCGTCACGATCTGACCGCCGCCCGTTTCAGCATCACGTGTTTTGAGCTGCGTGATATCAACTGTCCGGGTCTGCTTTACCTTGATTGCCATCCTCATCACCTCCCTTCGGGTGCTCGTCTCCAGTATTAGTCGGCAGCGAGTTATCAGTAGCGCCCTTGCTGGCAATCTTGGTCAGGTCATTGGAGATATAAATAGCTTGTGTCTCCGGCGTATTCTGCGGCTCAAAGCCGAGCATCTTCGCCACATTATCTGGGCTGGTGATCCCAGTCCGCACGATGTTGTACCCAATGTTGGTCTTCGTGGAGTAGCTGACGAAATCAAGGATGTTGACACGCCATTCAATCCGCCACTTGCTGTTGGCTCCAAAAAGCAGGTGCGAATAATGCTCGCCCCTGTTTTCCAGAATCGGCTTGACCGCCTTGTTTTGCAGATACATCATGGCCTGCTCGATGTTCAGCCGCATCATGTTTTGATATGTGTCGACGTTCAGGCCCAGATATTTGCCCAGGTCCTTCTTGTACACATTGAGATAAGCCAGTATCTTGTCGTCTTCAACAGACGATGTAAGTGTCTCCAAGTCGTAGCCTTTGCCGAGCGGGATGATCTTGATATCAGATGAGTCGTCAATACTTTCCAGCTGAGCCTTGACTGCCTGAACCAGCTGCGATTGAGCTGAGTTCTTTGGGTTGATCTGCGCGTCCAGCTTCAAGAGATAGGCCAGCAGACCGCCCTTAGCGTACTTGTCAGTGAGCACCTTCTCGGCATTCATTACACCGTCTAAAGTGTTCCGCCCCAGGTCAATCAGCCCCTGCCCACGATCAGCCCGTGCGCCCATCTTCTTGATGTGCTCGATCATCGTCTGCGGTATTTCCTGACCGTTCAGCTTGTAGTGCTCAATCAAGTGATCGTCAATCTCTGAGTAGATGCCATTGACCAGATGCAGTTCATCGCCAAGGTTCACCGGATAGACCTCGCCACGAAGCAGCAGCGTGTTAGTTTCCAATACCGAATACTCATAGCCGGACAGATACTGGTTGGGGTGTTTCAGCAAATCCAATATCCAGTGATTCTTGACTTCGTTACCGGCCGGGTCGATGACTACCGGTGTGGCCAACGCTACTTGATTGCTGATATCCTGGAGCAGCTCATAGACGTCGGATGATTTGAGCACGTCCTCGTCGTTGGCCCAGGCTGCGCCGTTGTGTACAGCGGAACCGATGAAGTCCTTGGCCCAGCTATCGGTCCGTCCAAACAGCCAATTGCTGAACCGTTGTCGTAATCCCATTTACTCACCTCCTTAGCTGTACAACTGCTTGATGTAATCGGCCATGTCATCAGGATTGATTTCATCCATCTGGCTAATGGTCGCCTTGTGGGCAATCATCATGGCCGCCGCCCCGTCAATCTTCTTCTTGCTTTGCCGTTTCGACGGCACTTTGAGTCCGCTGATATTGGTCACCACGACCACGTTGCTCAGGCAATACAGCAGCAGCGGATTGTCGGTGATCAGGCGATGCTCATAAACTAAGCGTTCCGTATCGTCCACGACCTCATTCATCACTGACGGATACTGACTGACGGCGATGCATTCGAGTCCCAGGTTCTCGCACAACTCAACAAGACGCTGCGCCATGGCCGGATCGTAATTCAGCTGCTGTACATCGTATTTGCCCATGCATTCCGTGATGTATTGGACCACCTGGTCCTGGTCGATCATCTTGCCGTCACAGAATTCCACGAAGCCGCGTTCAGCCAGGTCCCGATAGGGCACGTTGTCTTGCTTCTCCCGATAGTCAAGATTCTCGGTGGGGATGAAGTAGCGCTGCCGGACCTTCAACAAGGCGTGGCCGTTCTCGTCGTTCGTCGGGAAGTTGAGACTGACACAGGTCAAGTCGGTCGTCTTAGACAGATCAAGGCCCAACCAGCACGGCTCACCTTCCAGGTCACCCATCTCCTCCGGTTTCAGGATTGATTCCAGTTCCTGCTGGTCGAAGAAGGTATCTGTGCCGTTGACGAACACGTCCAAATGCTTGGCCAGAAACTCGCCCTTGCCATGTGCCGACCGCTGTGCTGATTTGAACTCGTTTTCCAATCCGCTCATGCTGATCGACACGCCAAAGTTAGGATTGACCATCTTCCAGACATTCCTATCCGTCCAGTCATATCCCTTGTTCGGCTCATAGATCAGCACCAACCGGGTATCGTCATTGTCGTTATCCAGGATGTCCCGTGATTCGTGATAGACCCGCATACCAACAGACGTTGAACCCTTGCCAGCCGTCGAGATATTGAACATCATTGGTTGATCACGCTCAATCATGGCCGACTTGAAGTTGTCGTACTGGTCCATGTTGTCCTGGCTGTGCAGTTCGTCGTTCAGCACGAAGTAAGGGTTCGACCCTTCAATCTTGCTGGCGGCCTTGGTCATGACCTGGAAGGTATTGCGGTAAGAAATACCACCCACCGTATACCGGTAGGTGGCGCCTTGAATCGTATCCTTCTTGCCTTTGTAAATCTGCGTGTTTTTGTAGAGTGGTTCGCTATTTTGAATGGTCAGGGCGAACGGGATGGCCGCATACTGCGCCTGATCGTAGGAACTGGCAGCGCAATAGATATCAGCGCCGAATTCCTCGCCGCCATACATTGCATAAGCCATTGCACCAATACCGATGAGCGTCTTTCCGTTCTTCTTTGGCACCTGCCAATAGACTTCCCGGATAACTCGGACCGTCCGGCCCTTCTCGTTCTCATGTTGCCAGCCGTACATCTGGGCATAACCGAATTTCTCCCACGGCTCCAGTCGGACCAGCTGACCAGCAAGCTCGCCCTTGACGTGGCGGACGAAATGCTCCACGAAATACATCATGGCGTTGGCTTTATCGTTGTCCCACCAGATGTCCTTACGTTTCTTCCACTTCTTGTACCGTCGAACAGCCTTCTTGATTGAAGTTGGGTAGGCTTTACCGTTCCGGCTGACCATTTGAGCGAATTCATCGGCGTAGTTGACGTTAGGTTCAATCATTTGACCGCCTTCTCGGCGTTGTATTTATTCCGCCAAGCCTGCAACTCGTTGGGCGGCTCAGATTCCGTCTCCTTCTCGACATTACCCTGCGTATCCACTGTGGTGGCGCCGGTCTGAATCTTAATCGGCACGGCCTTGTTGGTCAGTCCTAACCGTTCCAGCGCCCTCATTTTCTTGTCGCCCCAAATCTCCACTTCCTGGGCGAGCACCTTCTTTGTGTAGTTGGTGTTGCCGCCCTGATTCGTGTGCTTGGTCTCAATCGGAAACGCCATTCTTTGCCAACGCCGATAAAACATGGTGTAGGCTCTGAAAGTGTCCAAATAAGTTTCAATCATCGGGTCCAGAATTGGGCTGTAAATATCTGCATCCCGCATGATTTCCAGAATTCTGTCCTTTTCTGAAATCACGATGGCTTCAACTTTATCCAGTTCTGCCTGCTGCCGTTTTGTCGCCATAATTCATACCCCCTTTGACCAAAATTCAAAATTGTTTTAGAAGCTCGCGCGTGTCCCCATGCTAACCTATCCTTCCCACGCCGATTATTTTTCATTTCGACCGGGGGGGGTTGACGCCGAAGTAGCCGGGATAAATTTTTGGTTGTGCGTCATCTTGCTCGTGCTCCACGATCGGGTGACATTTGTCGCACAATAACATTATGTTGTTCGGTTCCAGCGCTAACGAATAATCATCAGCAATTGGCACGATGTGATGATGATGCTTATGTCTGCCCCACACGTACCTGCCACATCGTTGACAGCAGTTGTGTTCACGGATGTCCACCAGCTTGGTCAAGTCGATCCATGCTTGGCTGTGGTAGAAGCCGGTGTTGTCTGAGTGATAGACATCATGCCGCTTGCGTTGTCTGCGCTTGTATCGCTGACTAGTTGCGTGCTCCGCACAATACTTGCCGTGCTCCACTAGGTTGCTGCATCCATCGACTGCACAATACTTAAGTGCCACACTCCTCACCTCCACACTGCTGGCCCCATTTGGTAATGACCCCTATTTCTCAGGTACCCCATAATTCGGGTACCCCTGATTTGCGGTACCCCTATATTTCGGGCACCCCGTTCTGGTGCCACCCCCATAATCTGGATACCCCTGTTTTATTGGTACCCCCTGATTTCTGCACCCATAACAAAAGGACGCCCGAAGACATCCTCTGCTTTGAATATTTGATGCTATAACCATAACACGCCTAAATCAAGATTTCGGCACCTTTTAGGGGTGAACCTTTTTGGAACCACTTGGCCTGCGATCCTCCCGCGGGTCTGGCACATCCCACTTGTCCAGGAACCGCAGACGCCGCTTGAGTTCTGCGTGTAGCTTCTTTATTGTGCTGTAACTATAATGCACGTCTGGGCAATCCGCGATATCTGACAGTGACATCCCTTCGATGTATTTCTTCCTGAGTATCTGGTTTTCGATACCGTCGAACTTGTCGATCAACGCCAGTGTCTTATCCCGGATGACTTTATCCTCCTGGAGCAGTTGACGATTCTCGTCCAATACCTCCTCTACTCTGGCACCGTGTGACTTCTTAGTGATCTTCACGTGGGATAGGTCACCTGACGTCCACCGTTCCAGCTCAATCTCTGTCCGCCGAATATCCAGTTCAAGGTTGGCAATCTCTTCCTCGTTGTCCAGGTAAATTTCTAGCCAACGGAATTTCGCCATTTCTTTGCCCTTCGCCATGTGGCCACTCCCTTTGTGATATGATTGTCTTACGGGATAATCTGGAATGGCCGCCAAGCGCGGCTTTTTTTTACCTCTATTTGGTCTCTTCTGCTAGCACTGTTTCAGCCATGCTGCGCCTCCAGTAAATCCGGGTTTTCATAAACATTCCCAATGACTTCGCATGTTTCGTTGCCCGCTTGAATCGTCGCCAGCACGTTGGCATCATAATCAAACTCACTCGGCACATGATCCAGATCGAAGGCCGGATAGCCTTTATCGCCAAACCACTTGACCGGCGCCACAAATGATTCGCCGTCCTCTGCGGTGACCTTAACGATATCGCCCTCGTAAATCTCCTTGCCGTCCTTGTCTTTGAGCCCCGTGTACTCGTTGATCTCGACATTTTGTGGAACGGACTGCCAATCAGGCCCATCATTCCAAACCGGCACTGTGTTTTCAGCGATTACCGTGCCGTCGGGATAAATCCATAGGACGCCGTCCTCTGGATTGTCCTGATAATCATCCATCCAAAATTCTTGGCCTTTATTCCATGCTCTAAACTTAATCTCACGCATCATCTTCGCCCTCCCAATGCCCACTGGTCATATACCCTGGTCCGCTTTGGACTTCAGTGATTGCACCGTCTTCAAACGTCACTGAACTCACATTTCCAACGGTTTCCATATCACTAATGCTTCGTTCCTCAATCTTGGCAACCTTTCCGTGGTCTACATATGCATAGGCGAAATTCCGAATGTCAAATATTGGCTCCCTGCCTACAAAGTACCCCCGGTACCGATATGGGTTCTCAACTTCAACAGAATCTTGTACCCAATGTTTACTCATTCTCCGTCCTCCAATTTCACGATTAGCCCGGTTTCCTCATCGTGCACCTCCACAATCGTCATTGCATGAACAGTCCACCAGTCTGGCATGTCATATGCTGCGTCAATGAAGTTGTCGGCTGCATCGTAGTTGTCGAACGTCGCAATTAAATCGTGTGAAAACATATCTTGGCACTCATACTTAATTTTAATTGCCATTGCTATCCCCCTTCTCTCGTAATGCTAGTCATGCTCGGCCACCTCCATCAGCTCCTGATTCTCAAAAATGTTGCCGATGGCTTTTTTATTTTCTCAGGATTTCATCTGGAATAATGAATCCCCATTTTGGGTGAGTGACTTTCAGTGGCTCACGATGCGGCTGCTGCCGACACCACTCTTCGTTGCGTTGACGAGCGGCGATCATCCGTCGCTTCTTCTTTTTGATACGGGACTTCTTTTTCCCCACTATTCTTCGCTCCAATCAATAATGATCTGGTTGTAATTAGTGGTCGTGCCACCAAGCCCGAAGAATGAAGTTTGCTCCACCCAGGTCTTGCGATACACCGACAGCGAGTGCAGCCGTTTGGGCAGCAGCGGGATCATCAGCTCATCTTCCATCCGGTTCACAAGATATTGAGTCCGAACTACTGACGATAATTGCTGATGGCAGATGAATCGTGTTATTTGCTAAGGTATTGTTATTGCTATTGGTCATGTTAATCAACCTCTTTCGTAGTCAATTGATGGATCACTGCGTTTTTTAGATCCGGGCGCAAATGGACGATCACCCGTTTTTGTTCAGTTCCGTAGTGGCTCTGATGATACTGCATCCAGATACAGGCCCTGAACACGTCGCCGCCGTTTGATTCGATAGCTCGCTCCATCGCCCTCTTGAATACAATCTGTTCTGGCGTCAATTACTCATCTCCTTAATAGTTCGTGGCGTCACGCCAGTTATAATCAAAGTCCGCTGTGATAAACGGCTCCGTCTCTTTGAGCGGCTTCGTCACGCCTTGCGTGATCACCTTGAAATCGTGTGCCCTGATCACCACTGCTTCGACAGGATGCCCGAACTTAGCAGCGAACAGGCGGAACCGTAGCTTGTTCACTTGGTCAATACCGTACTGGCCGAAGCTGTTCTTCACGTCGATTACATGCAGCCAGTTTCCGTGCTGGTCCTTCACGATGAAATCCGGCGTGTACACGATGCTGGTGATCTTTCCGCCGTCAATCTCCGTCAATGGAGCCAGTTTGAAGTGCTGGTGAATTTCAAATCCATATCCGCTGTGCTTGACGAACCGGTGATAGAAGTCGTGCTCTTTCTCCGAGTCAAACGTATATCCGTCGCTGCACTGGATTTTTCTACCCCACTTATTCATTGCAGTGGGTGACCGCTTCTTTACTTTTGATGAACTGCTCATGTTGACCTCCCTATAAATTACCGACTCGCGTCTCAGCGTTTCCAACAATCCGCAACTCACCGTCAGGATAGACGTCCAGCCAGTCGCGAATATCTGCAATCTGATTCACCACCGCCAGGCCGTGCACTCCTAATACGTTGTAACTTTCAACAACGAGCATTACCTCGTGAGTGGATTCGTTGACCACCACGTCGTTGTTTTTTACAATCTTTCCGGCAGCGTCCTTCACCGGTGCAACTTTTTTACTTCTCATTGCCATCCTTGTCCTTCCGTTCCCGTGCCTGCTTCAATCGCGCGCCCATTTCTTTTCTCTGGGCGGCTGATAACGACCGTCGTTTCATGATGAGAACATTTCCGCTTATAGTTCCCTCCATTCGGGTTATGTCCCCGTTTTCTTCTATTGTCATAGTGGCGTTCTGGACCAAATCACGCCATTTGCGGTTGTGTTTCGGCACATCGGAGTAATAGTGCCATTCGTCAAGCTCGCGGTCATAACTGATGATCGTCTCTTGCTCATTTCGTGGTGTTGTCATTTCTCCGTTCTCCTATTCCGCTGCTAATTTCTGAATGACTAGTTGTATCTTGCTGGCATCTCTGCAGATGCCCTCAACACTCAATCTAAGTCTCCCCAATCCCTCGCGGTCATAGCCGCTTCTGCGTTCGCTTCGTCAAATTCCTGCTGATTTAGTTCATCCTCGCGTTCTAATATTTTGTCATGGCGAGCAATTTCGTCACGAACAATTTTTCTAATCGCCTTAATTTGTGCCGGTGTAAATTCGCTCATTATTTTTCGTCCTCCGTTCTGTTCCACTTGCCATATTTATCTTGGTACCAGCGTCCACGATTGATTGCCCAGTCCCCTATAAATACCGTATTCTGCTTGTCCAGCCCCAGCCTAAAAGCCGAACGCTTGAAAAGCTTAATTACCTCGGCCAGAGTTCCCAGGTACTGTACTTCCTCGGTTTCAAAATTGTACAGACGAAAATGTGCAATCGGTGGTCGGTGGATATGGGCATCGTGCATCAACTTGTTGATCCAGGTCTGTGAGATACCCGAAATATCAGCAATTTCGTATGGCGAAAGACCCTGAAGAATTTGGCTTCTAACATAATCAATGCGTTCCGCCTGATCAGATTTCTTTGCCTTGCTTGCAGACGCATTTTTCTTCTTACGCGGCTCTTCTTTCTCAATTGCTGCATGGATTGGGTCCCACCGCGGATCGTCTCGTGGGGCGCGCTCCTTTTCCAGCTTAATGATTTGCTCCATCAGTTCTGGATGTTCCGATAGCCTAGCCATATCATTCACCTCGATTCATTTCCCGTGCTTTCTTGACATACGGCATCCACTTTTGGCGCAACGTGGCGAACTGCGAGGCGTCCGTCATAGTCCAGCTGGCTTCGGCCCATTCGCATAGCCCTTTGCCGTCGTGTGTTTTAGAAAATTGCAGCTCATCGTACGCAGTAGCCAACGCACACCAGCAATTGTCTTTGAGCAGCGCTTGCTTTTTCGTAAGTTGCATGTGAATCACGGTCCACTGCCGATCATCTTCGTCATACTCATCAAGACTGGTCTGGACTTTCTTAACGTCACGCTGAATTTGTTCCACTGCTTCAAACTGCATCATCACGAACAGAGTGATCGGATAATCCCAGTAGTCTATCTGCTTGATCAGCTCAGCGAATGTCATTATTACGGCACCTTAAACAGCATTGTGGCCGGGATAAATTCAAATTGATAAGACTTCTTCTCGCCGTCGCGATTCTTCGCGACTTTGACCATCACTTCGCGCTTGCCAATATCCTCTGCATTTGGGTCATCAACCCCATACAAGAAAATAACTACGTTGGCGTCCTGTTCGATAGACCCCGAATCCCGTAAGTCATACAGTTCCGGCGCACGATTGTTGCGGGCATTTTCCCGATTCAACTGAGACAACAACACAATTGGCACATCCAACTCATTGGCCAAGACTTTGAACGCTCGTGTAATGTGAGTCACATCCTGGTAACGGCTGCCGCTCGGCTGGTCAGGTTCAATCAGGCCTAAGTAATCGACAAACGCCACGTAATGGCCCTTCTGCGCTGTTGCCGCCCGCTCCCGGATGGACCGACTGATCTCGCTGAGCTTATGAGCGTCGTCCACAATTTTGATGTCGCTATTCTCCACGGAATTTGCCGCTGCGGTTACTTTCTGCTTCTGGTCGTCGGCCAGGTTGTATCTTTTGATGGCTCCAAGCGGCACACGAGATAGCAATGCAATGAACCGGTTTCGAGTCTCAGTGTTCGTCATTTCCAATGAATACAGGTCAATCACCATGCCGTCACTATTCTTCTGGATGCCATCAATCATGTTGACAGCGAAGGCTGACTTACCCGTTGAAGGTCGAGCACCGATAATAATTAGTTGCCCTCCAGACAATCCGCCACCCAATAGGTTATTGAGCTTGGGCATAGTTTTGATCATGCCATCCTCAATACGTGGGCTATTCATATCCTTGACGTACTGCCCGGCGAGAGTCGCCAACTGTTCTCCATTAACCTTGACGCCCGATTCATTCATTGCGGTAAACGCAGCATTCAATTCTTTAGCGCTGCTGCTACTTGGGTCTTGGGCAAACCTGGCGGCTGCTTGTCGAGCTTGGTCAACTACGTACTGCTTCTGTAGTGTCCCGACAACAGATTCCAACGGATAACGAAAATTCTGACTCTGATCAATGGTCAACCAATCAATTTTCTTAGCTGAAACCTTGTTCTCCGCTTCAAACTTGCGGGCCAAATCCATTTCGCCAAGCCAATCACCATCCAGTTTGACCATCAGCTTCACCAACGCCTGGGCATTTGGGTCGCCAAACCATTCCGGCTTGACTGGTACGCTGTGGATCAAACGTGGCTTCGTGGCCAACTGGCCAATCAGCCAATTTTCACTACTGTTCATGCACATCTCCTCCAAACTTGTCTAAAAACTTCAGTATCTTTTCTGCGGTAGTCGGCGAACCGTTTTCTGTTAAACTCTTGGCCGCCAGTCGTGCAGCCTCTTCACGTGGCACTCCTGGATAGTTCGCCATCTCATCTCGAATCTCCCGCAGCGCCGCCGCGGCCTTGTCTATGGGTTTAGGTGCCTGTGGTTCAGGAGTAACCCCACCGCCTGACCAATCGTCTTCCCAAGAACGCTGATTAAAGAACGAG